CTCAAATGATCAGAAACGCGAATCCAATTTGTTAATTCAGTCACAGTAGTCCAATCCATTGTTGGAAATACTATGCCAAAATCAACTTCTCGGAAACCACGTTTCAAGAACGTTAGCTGAATGAGAGGTTGCGTCACGGAAGCTTTGCCTTTATCAATAGAAGAGGTATAAACCACTCCACATTTAGCAAGAGACTCCGAAACGGTCTCAGCATTAAACCAGCTTTCAACTTCTTGATCAGGAGCCAAAATATTATCATCACCATAAATTGCATCAGAAACATGTTCATCGTACAAAGCAAGGCTTTGAAAATTATTTGGAGCCATCTCAAGCCACACATAACGCATATAATAGGCATTTACAAACGTGTTCAAAATTGACGTGAAAGGATTTCCCGAAGGATTTCCCACGTGCGTCACATAAACTAAATTTATACAACCTTGTACAGTGTGAATCAACTCGTCAAAAATTACTCTCCGAGCTAATTGATACATAGGATCGTCATTATACCATCGATTAATAACTTCGCAAACTTCACTCATCACTTGCGGTGATAAAGTTCCGTCCCACGAAGAATAGTCGCCAGCAAATCCATGCGTGTTATTGCTACGCAATTTTCTCCACAATTGTGTCCACTCAATACTTTCAGGATTAATCCCTACGGCACTGAAAGTCTGCAATCGCGAAGAATAAAACATAGCATTAAACGCAAGGAATAGTCGTCGGGCCACAATCGTAAAATCCAATGGGGGTATCGTGAAAACACGAGTTTTTCCAAGTTCAATCTTCTCCAAGGATCGTCTTTCATCTTTCAGCGTATCAAGCCAAATAGAATCAGGACGATTACCCAAGAGAGCCATTCTCCAGCGTACATCAACACGAGTCCGTAATTCATGATCGGATATGGTCAACTCACCAGTCTTTTCGTCCTCCGAAAATAAAGCAAGTTTTCCACGTATTCCAGTTCTCTGATTATAGGGATATCCAGCCGAAGTAGTCATTTCAATAGGATCAACGAATTCCATTCCACATATTCCATTTATAGCCATTTGTTCAGACACGATTTCGCGTGGTAATTCTCCATTAAAGGCGTCAAAAACATTTATTAAATGCGATGTAATTCTTCTCAATGATAAATCATTAAAAAGCACCGCAGGTTTTCCATATTTCTCAACACCTCGCAAAAGAGGGGAGCCTTGAACTTTAGTTCGCACATCATTAGTTGACATAACTGATGGTGCGGTCTTCAGTTCATAGGCTTGTCCGTAAAGTATGCTTGGAGCAATTTTTGTTTTAGTTGGCACATATATTGGTTTTGGTAACGCGCCTAACAATGTAAAATTGCCTTGCACATACGCCGTGATTTCATCAATCGATTTAAGATTTTTGGGGATCGGTATTCCGTTTCCGAAAGGTTGAAATTTTGCAATTGCTTGCATTATCTCTTCCTGAGTCACAATATGAGCGAATCCTAAACTTGGTCCAGCGGCAGCTACATGAATACCACAAATCTTACGCATCATTAGCGCAGATAGCGACAGCATTACACCACCACAATTTCCTCGTCCAGGATTAAAATCGTAAGACCACATGGAAGCTTCATCAAATCGAAATCGAGCAGAAGTATCATCATTGTCACGATGAAAATATTGTACAGG